GGCAAAATGTCAGACACACCAGCCAAAAGAGGGGCACTGTAGTCTCAAATCAACGGACGACAAGCGAAAGACGAGGGCTCCCATATGGCGGGCACACGGACGGCAGGACCTAAAGCGCCGGTAGCAGAGTACGGGCTCGACCTCTCAGAGCTCCCGACGAAACGGGACTATCGGCGTGTAGACGCTTTCGCTCGTCGGTTCCTCAAGGTCCCGAAAGGCACGGGGGCGGGTGAGCCGTTTCGTCTACGCCCGTGGCAGAGAGACGTCGTTAAGCGCCTCTATCCCCCGACAGGCAAACGACCCCGACAGGGGCTGCTATCGCTCCCGAGAGGTAACGGCAAGAGTGGCCTAGCTGCAGTGCTGGCACTCTATGGGCTGCTCGGGGACGAGACAGAGGGTGCACAGGTTGCCGTCGTGGCAAGCGACGAGCGACAGGCCCGGATCGTGTTTAACGCTGCTCGTCGGATGCTGGATCTCTCCCCCGAGCTCCGAGAGCAAGTGCAGGTGTTCACGGATCGTATCTACGTGCCCCGGACGGACTCGACGCTGTTCCCGCTCCCTGCCGAGCCTGCAGCCCTGCAGGGGTGGGACCCGACCCTAGTTATCGTCGACGAGCTGCACGTAGTGACCGAGCCCGTGTGGGATGCTATGGCGCTGGCAGCCGGTAAACGACCCGAGAGTCTAACGCTGTCTATCTCGACGCCTGCCGACCGTCTCGACTCGGTTATGTGGCGGCTCGTGGAGTACGGCAGAGCTAACCCCGAGGATCGTTCTTTCGTGCTCGTGGAGTATGCCGCCCCGGACGGGTGCGCTCTCGACGACCGTGCAGCGTGGAAGCAGGCTAACCCCGCTCTAGGTGACTTTCTGCACGAGGATGCCGTAGAGGCCACTCTCAAAACGACGAGAGAGGCAGCCTTTCGGCGCTACCGGCTCGGGCAGTGGACAGGCACTGCAGACTCGTGGCTTGGTTGGGGCATGTGGGACAAGTGCAAGCACCCGGACGGGCTGGAGCTGCCCGACGACGGCACGGCAGTGTGTCTAGCTTTCGACGGGTCGGCGTCTGGGGACTCGACTGCGCTCGTCGGCTGCACGATCCCCGGCCCGGGAGAGATCCCGCATGTGTTCGTCGTGGGCTTGTGGGAAGCCCCGGCAGACGATCCCCGGTGGAGAGTCCCCCGGGCGGAGGTCGACGGCATGGTTGACGCTGCCCTAGACCGCTGGCAAGTGCGAGAGCTGGCAGCGGACCCGTGGGGGTGGCGCACCGAGCTCGAAGAATGGTCGAAACGGCACGGGGGCGTCGTCGTCGAATGGAATACGGCTCACGCGGGGAGAATGGCCCCGGCGACCGATAGGGCGTACGCCTCTATCTCAGAGCAGAGGCTCACCCACGACGGACACGAGCAGGCAGCGGCCCACATGACTAACGCAGTCGCTAAACGGTCGGCTATGGGGGATCTCATCACGAAAGACAAACGGGGATCGTCAAGAAAGATCGACGCTGCCGTTGCAATAATCGTCGCGCACGACCGTGCCGTCTGGCACGCAGCCAACCCACCTAAGCGCCGCCGCGTGGCAGCGTTCCGCTAGAGAGGCACAACATGACAGACACGATCCTGCCGGTGGCTACCGGCTCACGACCGACCGAGCTCGACAGGGCGCTAGATCGTTTCTCAGAGCTCGACGGCAGGCTGCACGACCTGCAGGCAGCGTGGACAGGCACGCGGCCTATGGCGTACCTCTCCCCCGAATCCCGAGAGGCACTAGGGGACCGTCTCGGTCGGCTCGGGGTGAACTATCCCCGTCTTGCAGTCGAATCACTAGCGGAGCGAATGACGCTCTCGGGCATGAGCGCCGGGGGCTCGTCGTCGTTGTGGCCTACTTTCGTCAACGCAAACGGTCCCGAGCTGGCAGAGCTCGTGCACACTGATCGGCTGCTCTACGGGTCGGCCTACGTGACCGTGTGGGCTACCGAGCAGGGCACGCCGACCCTCACAGGTGACAGCCCGTTCACGATGACACACGGGGCGGACCCTGCTACGGGTGAGACCTTGTGGGCTGCTCGTCGTTACAAGCTGGCACAGAATGATTACCGGCTCACCCTCTACACGCCCGACACGATCCGGCACTACACAGCACGTTATGACGGGGCTGCAGCGTATGGCTACACGCCTGCAGGCACGGTGGATAACGTGCTCGGGACCGTGCCCGTCGTGCCTTTCGTCCGTCGTGCCTCTCTCTCGGACCCGGCGTGTGGGGCGTCTGTCGTCGACGACATTCTGGACCTCTCAGATGCCGTGTCGAAGATCCTTGCAGACGCTCTCGTCTCGTCAGAGTTCTACGCTCGTCCCCGTCGTTGGGCTACAGGGCTGGAGATCGAAGAGGACGAGAACGGTAAGCCCGTGGACCCGTTCGGAGAGGGTCGGTTGCTGCAGTCCGAGTCTCCCGAAACTAAGTTCGGGCAGCTCGACTCGTCCCGTCTCGACGGGTACACAGAGTTGCTGGCCTCTCTCACACAGCAGATCGGGGCGCTCACGGGGCTCCCCCCTCATTATCTCGGGCTGCACGGGGATCAGCCTGCAAGCGCCGACGGTATCCGAGCGGCAGAGGCACAGCTCACGGCACGAGCTCGGGCAGAGCAGCGCCGAGTGTCGTCGGAGTGGCAGACGGTGGCGTGGCTGCTCGACGCAGTGGCCCGGGGGGACGAGCCCGACCCTGCAGCTCGTCCGAGCGTTAGCGTCTCGTGGGCGTCTCCCGAGACGAGCACACCTGCTATGGCTGCAGACGCTGCAGCCAAGCTCCGAGGGATCGGCGTGCCCCTAGAGGCAGTGCTCACAGATCAGCTCGGGATGGAGCCCGACCGAGCTCGACGGCTGGCAGAGCTGGCACGGGTAGAGAGTGTCCTCTCTAGTGCAGCGGGTATCCGGTGACCGGGCCCGTCGTGCACCCGCTCACGGTACGGCTGCACGAGCTCGGAGAGCGCACAGCTCGTCAAGTGCTGGCACTACTAGACCAGCTCGACGCCGGGGTGCTGCAGCTCTCTCAGGTCCCCGAGCTGGCAGCCGTGCTCGTGAAGCTCGGAGCCGACCAAGCTGCAGGGCTGGCAGTCGCAGAGCTCGTGCAGCATATGGCAGAGGCAGGCGTGCCCCCGGCCCGTCTCCCGAGCGTGGCAGGCGTAACGGCGCACTCGACTCTCTCGGGAGCGGAGACGGCTGCAGCTACCGTCGTCGCTGGCCCCCGGGAGCAGGTGGCTGCTCGTCTCGCTCGTCTCTCTCGGGGTGCCGTGTCACGAGCTGCACAGAACGCACGAGAGGCAGCCCTACAGGGCTCGGGGCTCGTGCAGGGGTGGACTCGTGGCGTGGACTCGACGAGCTGCCAACTATGCGTGTGGTGGTGGAGAGAGGGGCGTGTATGGCCTAAGACTCACCATATGCCCCGGCACCCGGGCTGCACTTGCGTGCAGGTCCCGAAGCTCGTCGCAAACCTGCAGGGCGTCTCAGATGCTGCCTATGACGAGAGCGCCGAGCGCCGGGAGCTAGAGCGCCGGGGCGACTATCTCGCAGCGTTCGGGACCGACCGACGACACAGCAAAGAGTGACGAAACGGAGCAACGATGGACGACGACACCCCCGAGGTTGACAACGCGGATTCTGTGGGAACCCTACAGGCCGGCGCCGCGGCCGGCGGAGAGCCGACCAGCGGAAACGATGAAAACCCGGAAACGCAAGTGGAGGACCCTACAGAAACGGACGAGCTCGACGACGACCCCGACGACGACGACGGGGGTAGCTCCGAGAGTGACGAAACGGACGAGCTCGACGAGACGGACACTGCCCCCGTGGCACGAGCTCGACGGCAGGCTGCCCGTTACCGTCGGGAGCTGCGAGACGTAGAGGCAGAACGGGACGAGCTAGCTGCAGCACTGTGGACAGAGAGAGTGGCAGCTCTCGGGGTGCTGGCCGATCCGACCGACCTACCCCCCGACCCCGATGCACTGCACGACCCCGACCGGCTCCGGGAGCTGGCAGACGAGCTCGTTGCACGAAAGCCACACCTACGCTCTCGACGTATCCGGGAGCGTGCAGGGCAGGGAGAGGGTGACGGCTCGGGGACCGTCTCGCTCTCGGGGCTGCTCCGACGAAACGCTTAGGGTGTACGATCCCGAGCAAGTGCACCCCCGACCGAGCTAGAGGCTCGTCGGGACCGCACGAGCCGGGAGCTCACGACAGACACACACACACACACGAAAGGGCTCCCTCATGGCTCACTCAACGGCTACCGCTCCCGAGCTCACACAGGCACAGGTGCGAACGATCCTCACGACCCCGCTCGAAACCGCGTCGACGTTCCTTGCATCTGGCCCGACCATCATCGACACCCCCGGCCCGCTCCGTATGCCGTTCGCCCCTGCAGGGACCGACCCGGGAGAGCTCGAATGGACCGGCGAAAACGAGCTAATCCCCGAGGTGGATCACGAGTTCGGAGAGCTGCACTTGCTCCCGTCGACGATGAAGAGCATTAAGGTTCTGACTCGTTTCTCTAACGAGCTGGCCCGTCAGACTTTCGTGTCTCTCGACGCTGCCCTGCAGGCCCGTCTCGTGGCCGACGTGGCAGCCAAGGTTGACGCACAGCTCTACAGCGCCGACGGTGACGGGGTGACGACCCCCCGGGGCATGTTCGCGTGGGACGGGACCCAAGACGTTGCAGTCGGTGGAGCACTGGAGCTCGACACGATTCTCGACGGGCAGGCGCTGGCACTGTCTGCCAACGTGGACCCGGGGCGGCTCCGTCTGTTCCTCCGACCGAGCGACTATATGGCGCTCCGAGCTCTCAAGGATGGAGACCAGCGATACATGCTGCAGCCGGATGCCGCACAGGGTGCCACCCCGACTGTGCTCGGGCTGCCCGTGACCGTCTCCCCCCGTATCCCCGAGGGGCGTGCAGCTCTCGTGGATATGGCACACGTCGTCGTGGCTCGTGACGTTATGCCGAGCGTGAAGCTGCTCGATCAGACGTTCGGGCAGTACGATCAGCAGGCTATCCGAGTCGTGACCCGTTTCGACGCTGCCCCGACTGCCCCCGATGCCGTCGTTACTTTCTCGGGCATCACGGCCGGGGAGTAATCGTGGCCCCGCGTAATCTCGTCCCCCGTCCGGCGTTCCGGGCGGGGGACCCGGCGGACGTTGCCCCGTGGACCGGGGACAGTATCGCGGCGGCAGACCGTACGGACTCCCCTACGGGCTCCCGTATGGCGTGGAAAAGCACTCCCGCTCGGGTCCCGCTCGGGTTCACGTATGAACCCGGGACAGAGTTCTATGTGGCGGCGACCCTATGGGTTGCCAATGATGCGGAGTATGAGCTCTATATCGCTCCGGGGGATGTTCCGTACGGGGATGCCGACTCCAAGCTCCCGCTAGCGCGGAGCGGCTCAAGTACTTACGAAGAGTTCACTGGCACGCTCACCGCTGGACCGCTCACCGGGTTCTATGACCCTCACGGGAACCAGATAGAAGCCGACCCCGATCAAGAGGCGCACCTCGTCGTGGCGCCGAAGCAAAGTAGCGGAGCTATCGCTCTAGTACGTCTCGACTACAGCCCGACCGAGCTCACCGGATATATCGACGGCGACACCCCGGACACGGCGGAATGGACGTTCTCGTGGGACGGGACCCCCCGGACGTCAACGTCCA